TGTCTCGTAACCTTGCCAGCAAGAGCTACCTGTATGGTCTCACAGACTTCATGCAGGCGGCGTTCGATGGCGACACGCGGACCCTGACGAAGTGGACGAAGAACCGAGTGGGAAGCTTCGTACCTGCTGCACTCAATCAGCTGAACCCAGATGACACCCTGCGTGAGATGCGCTCGTACACTGACCAAGTAATTGGCCGGTTGCCGGGAACATCAGAGACACTCCCTCCTCGGATGTCATTCTTCGGCGATCCGATCATGAAGGCTCCCTTCTCCGAGGGACGCCCGGTGAATCCCTTCACGCCATCCATGGTGAACAAGGACCATCACGTCGAAGATGAGCTACTCGAACTCGGAAGACAGTTTGCATATCCGGATAAGAAGTATCCACTGACGAACATCGACCTGACCTCGAAGGACTACGGTGTGGCCACGGGAAACCTGACGCCTTACGACCGCATGCTTCAGATCATGGCGAGACCTGGAGATGGCACACCGACGCTCCGTCAGGCCGTCACTCAAGTGGTGGACGATCCATCATGGAAAGAGATGTCCGCTGGAGTACCAGGTGTGCAAGAAGGTGGAACTCGGTTCGACGTTATCAACGGGATTGTTCAGAAGTACAGAGGCATTGCACAGAAGAAACTCATTCTGGAATTCCCTGAACTCGAACGAGCCATCGAGATAGACAAAGCAACAACCAATGCAGCTAGGAAAGGTGGACAGGGTGCACTTGACTCCGTCCTGAACTACTTCAATGACCCAAAGTGAACAAGAGATCATCCGTTCTCTAGGTAAGATCGAAGGTCAGATGGAAGGAGTCGAGAACGCTCTGAAGGAGATTCACACACTCAACAAGCGTGTGGCTAAACTCGAAGACTCTCGATCCAGGCTGTATGGAGCACTCACCATCATAGGGCTGCTGTGGACCGCCGCAGTGGCCTTTCTCCTGAAGACCCTAAAGTAATGGAAGACACCACAAAGAAAAAGCGAACTGTTGACACCGCCAAACTCTTGGACAAAGTGATCGCAGCAATGCTTGCTCAACTCGACAGATGTCCATGTAGCGAATGTGGGTTCGTTAACGTCACCGCAAGTGACATTAACAACATGACACGTTTCCTCAAGGACAACGGATTCTCCGTCGACAAGGAGGAAGCAGAGGACTACCTGGACCGCATCGCCCGAGAACGCAAAGAAGAGGCAGCGAAAAAGGCACAATCTGATGTACAGCCTCGAACGGCTTGAAGAGAGCGGGTTGCTGGTGTTCCGGAATTACCTCGGTGAACTCTGGAAACACCTCAACCTGCCTCAACCCACAATCGTTCAGTGTGAAATCGCAGACTACCTGCAGTACGGCCCAGCTAAATTGATGATCGAGGCGTTCCGTGGTGTGGGCAAGTCCTACATCGCCGCCGCTTGGATCACACACAACTGGCTCACCGATCCGCAGCTACGACAATTCGTTGCGTCGGCCACTCAAGACTACGCAAACGAAATGGCTGGCTTCATTCGCCAGCTGGTCGATACATTCGAGCTAATCGACTACATGCAGCCATCTCTCAAGCAGCGCCAGTCTGTCCTATCGTGGGACATCGGGCCTGCCAAGACTGACAAGTCGCCATCACTCAAGGCGGCAGGCATCATGGGTCAACTCACCGGCTCACGTTCAGATCGCATTCTCATCGACGACCCTGAGATTCCAAAGAACTCCTTCACAGCACAGCTGCGGATGAAGCTTGGGAATCAGATCAAGGAACTCGGCGCTGCGATCCTGAAGCCTGTGACCGATGAGAAGAATCCTCCTCGTGTTGTTTATCTCGGCACTCCTCAGTCGGAGCAATCAATCTACAAGCTCCTCGAAGCGCGTGGCTATGAGATCAAGGTGTGGCCATCGGAGATCTCGAAGAAGATATACATTCACGGCAACAAGCTTGGTCCCACACCGGCACGCCTGGTGCTGGAGAAAGCGCCTAACGGAACTCCATGCGACCCTCAGCGATTCAGTGCGGAAGAACTCCGATCACGTCGTGCTGAGTATGGTGAGTCCGCCTACGCACTTCAATTCCTATTGGACACGTCTCCATCTGACGCTGAGCGACATCCGCTCAAGCTGAAGAACCTGATCATCGCCGACCTCGACCTCCGCATGGCCAACGCCAAGTATGTGTGGGGCACAGAGGCCAGCGGACGATCCACTGCACTCGACAATATCGAAGTAGCTTCCCTGGAAGGTGACTCAACAGTCTACCGCGCCGGGTATCGCTCCGATGAGATGACTGAGTACACCGGTCGTGTCATGTTCATCGACCCGTCAGGTCAAGGTAAAGACGAGACCTCCTACGCTGTAGTGTTTCACCTGTTCGGCCAGCTGTTTCTGATGAAGGTCGGTGGCTTCTTGGACGGATTCTCTCCGGACACACTCGAAGCCCTCGCTGACGTCGCAGCTGAGTACAAGGTCAACCAAGTCATCTCTGAAAAGAACTACGGCGGCGGTATGTTCAATGAGCTACTCAAACCGGTCCTTGCTCGTAAGCATCCGTGTGCGGTGGAAGAAGTCCATCACACCGGCCAGAAAGAACTCCGCATCATCGACACGCTTCGTCCGATCATCGATCAGCATCGGCTCATCGTGAGCCAGCAGGTCCTGATAGACGACGCAATACTGTCACAAGAGAACGACTCAAAGAACATGGACTACTCCTTGTTCTATCAATACACACGACTCACGAAAGACCGCGGCTGCCTTCCTCACGAAGACCGTCTCGATGCTGTCGCTGGCGCTGTTCAGTATTGGGTGGAGTCAATGGCACGTGATACGGAAAAG